CCCTTTCAACTCCAAGGCTTTTTTGTGTTTGGATCGCTCCTACTTACCTTAAATGTAAGATCGCCTACAGATATTTTAAAAACTTTCTGCCGCAGGATTCCTCCATCAGTATGATGGATGGGCTACTTGAAGTTAGATTCGGTAACGGCTCGTTCGTTAAATTTATGCATGGTAGAGATGCTGAAACAACGATTGAGGGTGAAGCTGTCGATAGGTTTGTTATTGACGAGGCCGGTAAGATTGTAAAACAGGTTTGGATCTCTCTAACGACAACCATTACTCAGACTAGGGGTAAAGGGATTGTTACTGGCACACCAAGAGGATTAACTTGGTATTACGATATCGCTAAACAAGCCCAGAGAAATGAAGATCCATTCTTCTGCTACACATCCATGAAGACAGAGGATAGCCCATTTGTTACTGCTGATGCGATAGCTCGAGCCAAGAAGCTACTTCCTCCTCATTTATTTGCTCAGTATTACCTAGCAGAGTTTATCAGCCACAGTTCTACCTTTGGTAATTTGGATCTCATGTGGAGTGAGGTTTATTCTAATCTCAAGCCCTACCATGAGAAGTTTTGGCTTGCAGGTGAGGAAGAGCGAAAAGATGAGATTGTTCATGGGCTAGATATTGCAAAGAAGATGGACTTCACCGTTATTTATTCGGTGAATACCAAGGGTCAACTTGTTGGTTTTTGCAGATTCCAGCACGTTCCATATCCTCAACAGGTTATTAGGCTAAAGACCTACCTAACGAGTTACTTTGCCGGAGCTGAAAACACGATAAAGTTTGATGCTACCGGTGTTGGTGTATCCTTTGAGGATATGCTTGAGGAAGCCCAGCTAGAGGCATCTTTGTATCCGGTATCATTTACGAGTAAATCAAAGAGTGAGATGATAACCAAAGCAGTAATGGCAATCCAATCTGGTTGGCATAAAGCTCCAAGACTTAAATGTATAGCCCATGAATTTGCTGTTTATGAGCTATCGGTTACCTCTACAGGCCACCATAAGTATGGAGCTCCCGAAGGTGAGCATGACGATGTTGTATCTGCTGCTATTTTGGCTATTTCTGGAGCGTATGTTAACTCATCTAACACAGAAAACGAGAAACTTCTTGAAGCTGCTTTGAGAGGGGAATCGCTTGATGATATCATAGGAGCATACTCAGCCGTTTTAGAAGACGACGAAAATATTTTTGTCACGGATGACGATTACGATGGTGAAGAAGTAGACATAGATTTTGAAAACGATTAACCAAGGACGTTTAAGATGGGTATTTTTAGTAGAAAACCAAAGCAAATAGATCCTGTTGCTCCAATTAAGAAAAATGATCTTAGTGATATGGCCGAACTTAATGGTAAGTTTGGTGATCTTGATATTGAGGATATAATTAAGAAGGATTTTTCTTATGATCAATTTCAAGTTTCTAACCAGAGCGATGGAGGAAACTATTTTGGTGTTGAGTTTGACGTGCAGGCGACAATTGGTCGTCTTAAATCGCTATATCTTAAAGAGCCTTGGGTTAATACTTGTACTTCTCTTATCTCTAGGAATCTTGTTACTGTTCCTTTTCGGGTATACAGTAAATCTACTGACGAACAAGTTAAGAACCATCCACTAGAGACTTTGATTAACTCTGGAAACTACATTACCAGCAAGGTTTTTAGAGATAGCTGCTCGTATACCGATCTAACTCTAGCTGGAAACTACTTTCTAATTCTTACCAAAGACAACAAGTCATGTTTCTGGGTTCCTGTAGAAACGGTTACTCCTAATCTCAGGAATGCTAGTACAGAGGCCGATAAGAAAAAGATTATAGAGGTTGGGCCAATTGAATCGATAACGATTGGCGAGAATTCTTTGTTGAGACTTTCAGAGGAGACAATACCTTTTGAGAGAGTGATTCATATCAAGCTTCCTAACCCATTTAATCCGTTCTATGGGCTACCTCTTATCATTGCAGGATCTAGGCCGATTCTTCTTGATCGCTATAAGAATGAATATGAAATGGCTTTCTATCTTAGGGGTGGAATGCATTCTGGGGTAATCGAGACTGAGCAAGATATTAGTAAGACCAGAATGGAAAGGCTCATGAGAACCTTTGAGCAAGCTTTTACCGGCAAGCGCAATTGGTGGAGACAGCTCTTTTTACCTAAAGGAGCTAAGTGGATTAATTCAACTCTAAGCATGGCTGAAATGCAGCATTTAGAGTCTTTGAAAGAAAATAGAACTACCCTTCTTGCAAACCTTGGGATACCTCCTAGTCAGGTTGGTATAGTTCAAGATGTAAATAGATCTACGGCAGAGGATCAAAAGGCTAACCTTTGGAACAATACGATTGTGCCAATGTGTTTGATGATTGAGTCTGGTTGGAATAGTTCCCACCTTATTAAGAATGTTTATAAGGACAAGTTTTATATCAAGGCTGATTTTGAAGGACTTGATGCACTTGAGGGATCTTTCTATACGAAGTGCGAACTTGCAGATAAAGCCAAAGCATTTATGACAATCGATGAGCTCAGAGAGTTTGTCTTGAACATTCCTAAACTCGGTGATGAGAGGGGGAAAATGTTTGTTGCAGAGATAGTTAAATCAAACAATCTATCTCAACCAGCAGGTCAACCAGCTCCATTACCAGAGGAAGTAACCCAAGATGCTGAAAAGCAGTACAAAGAGGGTAATACCAACGATGGTAATGGTGAATACCGCCATATTCATTTCTGTAAATGGGATGAGCTCGGCAATGGAACAACCTATGGTGAGGCTCAAGGTGACGGAGAAGCCCACCAACATGAACTAAGTGGGTTTAGGGTTCTTGAGTCTGGTTCAGACAAGCATACCCACCCAACGATAAATGACACGACTCATACTCCTGATTCGGTTTTAAAAAAAAAAGCCGTAGATAGTCAGGAGACTATTGAAAAAAATCAGAGCGAAAAGTATCAAAAAGCATTCAATGAATATCTAAAAATCATACTAGCAAATGCAAGATATGCTCTAAGATCCGGTAAGGATGTTGGAGCTGTTCTTGCTATGAATCATGTCAAAAGAAAAGATGAATACCTCAAAAATATCACACCTGTTGCATTGGAAATCTTAGAAAAATCATTCGATATGTCTCTGGTTAATGCCAAAAAATTCACAGGAATCAGAACGAAAGCAGAGACAATTTTCTCAGAAAACGATGAGATTGCTATCGATGCTATTAGGGAGCGAACCGTTGAAAGACAACGAGTACAGCTTGCCAGAAGACTTCTAGATGGTTTCATTGATGCTAGTGGTGGTATTGATGCTGTTCGATCCGAGGAGATTATGAAAATTATCGAGGATGGGCTACTTGAGGGAAAGACTAACGATCAGATAGCCCAATCGCTTGAACCAGAATACCGTCAAAAATTCGGCTACCGAGTAGATACAATTGTCAGGACTGAAATATTGTCATCTGTCAGTCAGGGTATTGAATGGAATCATGAGGTTTTGGGTCAGGTTTTCACTGAAACAAAGAAGCAATGGTTTCATGTTGGTGATGAGCACAGTAACCCAGACGCTAGAAAAGAACACGCAGATTTTGAAAAGGACGGGGTGGTAGCATCTGATTACGTTTGGTATAATCCTACTACTGGAGCAACATTATCATATCCAAGAGATCCTCAAGGCGGTGCAAAAGACATTATAAATTGTCGTTGTACGATGGTAACAGTGATTCCAAAAGAAGCTAGATCCAGAGCTGATTTAATCGTTAACTCATAGGGAAAAGTATGAAGATAAAATATAAGGGAAGCGAAAGTAATATCCAAAGGTACAAGAGTTTTGTTCAAGAACAAGAGGAATGCCTTAAGAAGAACTCAAAGTTTATCAATTACAAAGATAAGACAGATGGGTTTAGAATTCTTCATGGAGAGTTAAAAGTTAAGACGGCACATGGTCAGCAATCGGAGAGATCTACATCTGGGGTACATCCTGATGATAAACTATACATTGATGGTATGGCTAACGCTAATGTGGAAGATCGAATGTGTGAGGTTGTCAATCCTCAAGGTTGTGACGTTAGAAGTTATGTTAAAAACCCCATTCTTTTATCTGATCATATGTATCATAGCTCTTACGCTATCGGTATCGTTGAGGAGCTCAGAATAGAGGGAGATGGAGTACATTTTACAGCCTATATTGGTGATCCTTCTCTAGCCCAACTTACTGATAAACAAAAAGAAATAAGAAGCTTAGTAGCCCAGAAGATTCTTAAAACAGTATCAATTGGGTTTATTCCTAAAGAGATTACAGTTCCAGAGTGGGATGATGAAACTGGCAAGATGATTTCACCTGCTAGGATAGAGAAATGGGAAATGTTGGAGCTATCTGTTGTTCCTATTCCAGCCAATCAGGATTCAGTTTTTGATATAAAATCGTTGACAAAAAGCAAACAGTTAATCGAAAATGGAACCAAAGCAGAGAGCACAACCGTACAATCTTTAATTTTCGATAAAGAACTTTTCACTAACGAAACAGCTAAGAAGTGGGCTCAAGAAAAAGAATTCAAGGCTGAATTAGTGGATGATACTTCTGAATCGATAAGAATAAGGCAGAGAGATCCTAATGACTTTTTCGAAG